CAACATGATCCTTAAATTTCCTAGCAGATATATCGAAGATATCATCTAAGGTTAAATCATGAGTTTTTAATTCAGGAAATTTTTTAAATATACCTTTTGCCCCCAAACCTTTAATACCCTGAATATTATCTGAACTATCTCCTAGTAATGTTTTATGTAAGATAAAGTTAGAGGGTTTTAAGCCAAATTTTTCTTCTACAGTTTTAGGAATAATATTCCTTCTCCATAGGTCTATAAACAATAATTTTATCTGTTACTAACTGCAAGAAATCTTTATCACTAGACACAATAAAACAAGTTGAATCATGTTTTTCTACTAATTTTTCAGCTAACACGGCTATAATGTCATCAGCTTCTACTTTATCGAGTATGGTGGTTTTAACAGGTAATAGCTTTAAATACTGTATTATACGCACTATTTGGTCAATTTTTGAGTCATGTTCTTCCTCAATATTGTCAAATGCTTCCCAATTAGTAATTCTAGATAAATTTCTTGTTCCCTTGTACTCGGAGAGCAGGTTCTTACGATTTACCGTTGAACCTGCTCCGTCGAATACTACATAAACAGATGTTGGATTTGTTTGTCTAATCATAGCACCCAAAGAGCGAAAAAATCCTCCTAATCCTCCAATATGAACTCCATCAGGATTAACCATATTCATCATAGCAAAATTCCTAAAAAATAAATTTAAACCATCTAGGATTAATACTCTGTCGTGTCTATTTTGGGTAGGGATCTCCTGATCTTCTTGGATATCATCCAAAAGATTAAATAACTCTTTGTGTTTCATGTTTTTGTCTATAGGTCCTCTACATCGTAAAGAACAGGTGTTGTGTCTTCTTGGTCTTCTACAATTTTGAATTGTCCTCCTCCTAGGATTTTAGACCATTCATCAGCATGCTCTTTTTTATAAGCATTCTTGTCTTTATCTGTATCTTGAATAAAACCATGGTTTGTCATAACAATTTTACCTCTTGACTGCATACCATTAACATGGTTTTTATCAATTTGTAAGTTTGTTCTTTTACCCCATTCTACTTGCATACCACCTTTAATTGCCTTAATTTTAGATGTTCCAGCATTTGATATGTTTCCAAATGTAACTACAAATGTAGCATCATACCACATTGCCATTCCACCTTTATTCATCATTTTAGGTTGACCCATAGGTGATTCAGCTTTTGCTGTCCAAACTTTATTAACTGCAATTAATGTATTAGTATATGGGGATGATTCTTTACGAGACATTACAATACTTTGGTTAACTGTATTACCAAATTGTGTTGACATTGCTCCTGCATTCCATTCATTGTTGTTTTTCAGTTTTTCAACTGACATTGCACAAGGAATAGACCCAATTGAATCCCAGAAAAATGCTAGATCATAAGGTAAATTACCTTTTTTCTGTTCATTCTGTAAATCCATAATAAAGGCTGCTACGTCTTCAATAGTATGTAATGTTTCTCTATCAACATAGATAAAATTACCTTCATAGTCAACAACATTACCTTCATCATCTTTAATTAGATTAACTTGCAACCCCATTTGGGCTGCATGTTCCCAATTCCATTTCATCTCAGTAATGATAAATACAGGTAAAATTCCCATATTTTGTGCTGATACAGCTGCTTCAAGTAATGCAGTAGTTTTTCCGGTATCAGAGTGTCCTCTAAGTATGGAAATATGTCCCATTGGTATACCAGGTACTCCTGCTACTTTTTGAAAAGCAGGTGATAGTGGAATCCATTGTTGGTCCTTAAATTTGACGTTTTTATTTAAACCTTTAGATGATTTAAATTTATTAAGATCAAATTTGCTCTTAATCTCGGCGGACACTGCCGCCGAGAGAGACTTTGATGCTTTTTTCGCCATATTTAGAAAGGTAAATCATCAACTTTGTTACTACTATCTTTACTATCAAATAAAGAATCGAATTGATCTACTTTAGTTTGTTTAGCTTTAGTAGTATCTAAACTAAAATTTGTAGAAGGTTTAGATGCTACGGGTGCAGCAACAGGAGATGATACTACTTCTTCAGAATCATCTTCTGGTGATAACCATTTTTCTAAAGCTGATTTCATTTCATCAAATGAATATGATTTAAATAATCCTTCTTTAGGGTTTGGTTGTTCATTTGTCCATTTTTCTACTAAACTAGCATCTTCACTAAGTGGTGAAGTTTTTAATCTAACACGTACTGATGATTTATTGTAAGGAGTACCAGTTGATTCTGGTCCTACTGTTTCAACTGTAAGGTCTCTACCATTTACAATATCTGTGTAATCTCCAATTTCATCATCTACTGCAAGAGCAAGTAATTCTTCATATACTTGTTTTCCAAATTGCCATAACCTAGTACCTTTATCTTCTTCTCCACGTACTACTACAGGAACAAAAACACGGTTTTTAGCATCTAGCTTTTTAGCTAATACATAGTTTTCTTTATTATACTCTCCTTCACGCAGTTTCCCAGCAAATAGAGCAATTGGGTCTTTTTCACCAAAATTAGCAGGTGAAATCATTACCTTATTGGTAATACCATAATAAAACTTCAACTCCGTAAATGGGTTAGAAGCATCATACGCTGATGGTACAATTCTAATTTGTTGTTTACCTACTGTAGGTCTCCAAAAAATGGTAGTGTAATCGGTCTTTTGACCACCCTGTGGTTTTGATTGGAGGGTATCCAATTTCTGTTTTAATGCATTTAAATCCATAATGTAACTTATTTTTAATTATAACTGTTTATATGTAACTCTAATATACGAACTAAGGTTT